GTTTATGGCCCTTGAGAAAATCAAGGAGCAGGAGACCCAGCTGCGGGAGATGATGGTCTGGGCTGGTAGGCCGGGAATGTGGAACGACTGGCAGAAGTTTCAGGCCGAGGCTAGAAAGGCCCGTCAGGCCGCCGAGGAAGCCCGTAGAAGGCGCAGAAGGAAGATTATAGAGGTAACCCTGCTCACGGCGGCTGGCATAGCTGGATTGGTCGTTATTGGGGCCATAGGCTACTTCATATATCTCGGCGTGACTGGCCAGATATAAAAATGTTGACAACTGTTAATTTGCTCTTAACATATACCTGTTACAGATACAGGAGGTAGCAATGAAAAGCAGATACAGGTTCAAGGTAAAGCAGCGTCCGAAGAAGCGTGACTGCTGGGTGCAGATTTTGGAGGGCAACAAGATTGTCCGCACTTGTAAGTTCACAACTTGCAATGCGGCGATGTATTGGGTAGAAGTAGCAGAGAGCTATCAGACTTGATGGCTCTGTTTCCTCCCTCCAGACCCCGGCGACTTCTCCCTGTTGCCGGGGTCATTTTTTGTGCTATAGTCATCTGGGGGTGTATGCAAGTGATGCCTACCCGTGGCTTATGGTTCAACGAGCATCGCCCCCTTTTTCCCATATGTATAGAAAAGGCCGTTTTTTATAAATGGCTACTTCTTCAGCCCCTTGATGCCGCGCAGTCCAAAGCTGGCTGCTATTGAGGCATACATAGCCCACTGGAACCAGTCCGGCGTTGTCTCTAGCACTTGGAAGCCTCTGTCCACATAGGGCTGCAAGGGCGGTATGAAGCACATAGCTATGATGATGATGAACAGGATAGTCCACGCCTCATCTTTCCAGCTATCGCCGGAAGCCTGCGCCATAATCTTTTCCCAGCCAGCCTCATGCGTGGCGGCCACCTTCATGACCTCAGCCTCAGCCTCAGCCTTGGCCACCTTGGCTCTAGTCTCGGCTGCCGCCTTCTCTGCCTTGCCCTTGAGCCAGCCCCCGGCCAGTTCCGCCACCGCTGGTATTAGTGCCTGAATCATAACCTATCATCCTCTTTGCCAGTTCTATCCTAGCCCGGAGCAGATTCACAGTCTGCTCAAGGTAATCTGTCATCTCGCGTTCTGTCACTGGACGCACCCTTGCTATTAACATACAGACCGAACCAAGCCGCACCAGCACCCACTATAACGCTCACAAAGCCCGCCTGAGCGTTGTTAGGCTCCGGCAGGGACATGAACCACTGGCAGGTCTGATAGAACACCACCATATAGCTTAGAATGAGCATACGCGGCACTATACGCCACGCATCCAGCTTCTGAGGGGTTATACCTGCCATTCGCCCGTCTCCATCTGTCTGGCAAGCTCCACGGCCCGCTGTGATACTTGTGCGGCCCAGCGGCTATTAAGCATCTGCACCTTAGCCTCAGCAAAGTCACCTGCCTTCACAGCAGCCTGAAAGTTCACAAACTTGTTAAAGCGCGGCTCGCCGAGATTGAACAGCATATTCACAATCACCGCCTGACGCGGTTCGTTCAGCCCGTCATAGAAGTCGTATTTCTTTGCAATCTGGCGATACTTGCCAACATCACAGGCCAGCAGGTAGCCAGCTTCTTCTTCTGTGATACCGCCGCCCAGCTCCTCATCTATCAGCCTGCCGTAGCCAATGGTCAGGTAGCCCAGATGGTCACGATAGGCGTGGCTTACAAAGCCTTCATGTTTAGCCAGCTGCTGCACTAATTTGTCTGTCATTATCCTGCTCCCATTCACCTTGCATCATCTTCGATGCTGTTACGCCCAGATTATAGAGGGCATTGGTCATCTCATTGTCACTGGCCTTGCCCCGGTCGGACATGAACACCTCAACAGCCTCCCCGGTGGACGGGTGAAAGCTGACAGTGACTGCAAGCCCGGCTCCGATGTTTTCGGTGATGCAGGGCCGTCTATTTGGTAGATTTTTCATTGATGCTCCTGACTGCTTCTTCCCAGCTCTCAATCTCAAGGTGAGGGTCTGTGAAGTAGCGTATTGCTCGTGATATTTTCTGGTGTTTGAGAGCTGTGACGGGCATGAAATAGCATGACCTATGCTCACTAGACACAAGCGCAAGTATGTCATAATCGCTTGGGTTTGGCATCCGTTTTTTCTTCGTTCCATCCGGCTGCTTAACGCCGCCGAGACCTATGACAAAGGACAACTTGGCATCTCCCCGCAAACTGCTCTGGCAGGACTTTACCTGAATCAGCAACCGCTGGCCCGTGACCTTGTTAAAGGCAATCAGGTCAACGCTGTCCTGTTGCGCCATTGCCACACCCCAGCCAGCCTGCAATATAGCCGCAGCCGCTATATGCTCGCCGACCAAACCAGCCATTGTGTTGGTGAGGTCACCTGACGCTATACGCCTAATCCCTGAGTGGCCTGACATGAAGTTCATACCCCAGATAGTTTAGACAGTTCTCTAAATCGTTGACGCGGGGGTTAGTCCTAGTTCGCCAGTCCCTGAGCGTATCCTTGCTGTAGCCCACCCGTTCAGCCATCTCGGCCTCCGTAATACGCTGGGTGTGCATATGCTCAAAAAGAATACGGACGACTTTGCTGTTCGTCCGTATTGGATTTTTCCCCCGGTAGGTTCTCATTTTGATTCCAACGCCATTAGCTCGTTGAGATACCAGTTAGCCTTCGCCAAGTCCTCTGTGGCATTGCCCTTGTGGTCAAACCGCCACATATACTTGATGATTGCCCCCTGTAAATAGAACTTGTAACCATCCCCGGTCGCAGCCTTTATGGCATCAATGCACTCGACTTCGCCCTTAGTATAATGAGCAGGATGGTTCACCGGGTCATTTGATTTCATTGACTTTTTCCTTCTCGTTCTCGTTTTCCCCCGCACTTTCTTTTATCATAAGAACGGCGTGTTGGGAATGAGGCCAGTGTAATTCTGACCTCACTTTCCACCCAGCGGATTCATAACGCTTTATGTCAATGTGATTTACATACCTCAGCCTCATGCCGTCAGTTCTTCCAGCACAGCGTTGAGAATGGTGTTCATAGGTTTTCGTCCTCTGCCTCGGTTGCGTATCTTCTTGCAGGCATTGAAAACGGAGCTGTAGTCCCTCAGATACATCTTGCCAACAACCGGGTAGCTTTTCCCGGTTAGCTCCACTGTCAGATACATTGCAATATGACGGGCCAATACAACATTGGCTTCCCTGCGGTTGCTAAAAATTTCGCTCTGAGGGTGACCAGTCACCTTCAGAACTGCGTTTAGAATCCTCCGGCTGTCCTTGTCAAAGCTCATCAAACGCGACTGGTTCATTTGCTCGTAAAGTTTCTCGATTTTTGTTGAAGCACTCATAGCTACAAAACTCCTCTCCTCGTCCATTGACCATCGCATCCGGGCTGGCAAAGCTGAAGTAATTACCGCAAAAGAAGCAGTGCGTCTTTACCGCCCGGCGCAAGTCATAGGGCTTGGCTTTCTTTCGTTTCGGTTTCGGTTGATGCCACATTGGCCTTACGCTTTTCCTTTATCTCCGCCGTAAGCAGCCACAGGGCCATCTCCAGCCTGCTCTCCCTACTGATGGAGTAGAACTCAGCCCCACCATCCGTAAAGTGGATGGTGAGACCATTGGTTTCTACGATGATGTTCTCAACCCTAGAAGGGGATTTCATCGTTCAGGGACTGCTGCTGCGGCTGTTGTGCCGGGGCAGCTGCTCCGTTCTGTTTCTGCGCTACCTCTGCTGAGATGCTCAGAAAGGTGCGGCCAGACTTGGCTTCCCGCTTCCACACTGACAGGCGGTAGTCTGTGCCTTCAATGTTGAGGCTACCAGTCATGTCTGGACGCTTCGGGTTGTCGCCCTTGTCATTGTCAAAGAGCGCACCGCGATTGGTGTTGTCATACTGTTCAGCCATTCATTAGCTCCTGTTTCCTTGCTGAAAAGAGTTGACGGTCATCTGCCGTCAGGTTGAGTTGCACCTCTTGATAGAGGGCTTTGAGGGCATCCATATCGGCGGCTGCCCGAACCCGGTCAGCGATTGTGACCGGGACATCTAGTTTATTCATAGCTGGCACTGTGTCCTCGGCAGGACGGCCAACAGATTGCGGCGTAGGTGCTGGCACTGCCTCACCCACATAAAGGTGGATGCCCAGCCCGCAAGCCATTGAGATAGCCTTAGCCATACAGCGTTGTAATGAGGCGTTCACCTCAAAGCTGTTGGGGTTCTGTATCGGCCTGTTGGCGTGGTTCAGCACAGGCATCACCTCGGCGGTGACATTGCCCTCACCTAAATCCACAGTCACCTGCACATAGGCGTAGCCCTGCTCATCCCGCATAAACGGAACGGCCCGGCCATCGACCTCAAACAGATGCTTGGTCACCTTGGCGTGTGGTGCGTGTTGTTTCAGCAGCCGATAGGCGTGTGCCCACGACAGGTAAGTAAAGCCGTTCTTAGATTCGGTCATCTGCCGAATGTCTATCTGGCTCATTATACTCCAGAGATTGTTCATCACAGTTTCCATAGCTCCTTTGCTTCTTCTTTAAACTGGTGGTTCCAGTAGAATGGGTGGTCAAACTCAGGCTCAACCAGCCCGGCAAGCACCTTCGGGTCGGTGCTAATCTTCAACAGGTTTTGGCGAATGAGTGCCTTGCGCCGGGCTTCCTCCAGCGCAAACTCCAGCCCGTCCTTTTTCAGTAGGTCGCAGTTAGAGGCATCAAAGATGATGCCATCCTCTGCCGTAATGTAAGCGATGTTAGGCTCGGTATCTGTGGCCTTCCAGTAGACCGCCGCCTGCATGATGTGGTCTATCTGCGGCTCCTTCGGTATCGGAGCCTTTGACCAGCCGCGT